AGTTCCTCCACATCCTTGATTGGGGTATGAAGAACACGATCTTGGTCGATTCCAAATGTCTCGAAATATCCCTGCGGAGTACCGAATTCCGAATCGTAGAACAGAAGAGCCGCATCTGGATACTTGTCGAGATACGACTTTGCCATCAACAGAGAGAAAGCGGTCTTGAAATGCTTGCTTGGTCCTGCCCACATCGTGATGCCAGGAATAAAACCACCATCAAGACGACCAGATAATGCCACATTGATGACAGGGATGCTGGTCGGAATCATATCCTTCTTTATGAAGAACTTGGATTGTGAAAGAACCGACGAGTCCTTGATCGTACTGTTTTTCTTGAGTTTATCTAAAATTCCCATTCTTCAAATCCTTTATAATATCGAGTGTTCTCTGCTTTATGTCCTTATAGAAATCTGCTTCACGCAAGTAGAATTCATAAGTATCAATACTTCCATTTTTCATCTTGGACAATTCTTTAATCGTCACGACAGCATCTTCGTGCTTTTGCTCAAGAAGAGGAAGAATTTTCTCAAAATAATCAACATCAATTTTAATACTCATTCGAACAACGACTCCAGTGTATTTGTTTTTTCACATTTCCAACCTATGGAGTTGGTAATAGTGACTAGAGGTTCGAGGAATGTCTTCTCGAACTGTCTATTATAATCTACAAACCTCTCAAGATCAAGTTCCTTCGGGATAGATCCGAAGAAAGACACTACCTGATCTCCAATCGGATTAGGCACCTTTAGGTAGACATACTTCACCTTCTCGCCGTCCTTAATCAACTGATATTTCTTCAGAAGTTTGCGGGATTTTATGGCGTGATTGTAGAGCAGAGATCCCTTGACATGAATAGGTGTTGACTTTCGATAGATGGTGGTAGTATCGGCGTATTCAGTCATACCCTTGCAACTGCTGTTTCTTGCCACCTTCTCTGGTTTCATCTTGTTGAATTCATTCCTGAACTTATCGACATACGAAATCAGAGCATCCTCATCGGATGTCATAAGAATGTAAATAGCATCCTTGAGTGCCACACGAACGACCTGCGGTGTAGATGATCTAGTCGTTTCGATGCCCATGATCTTCAATTCTGGCACATCAAGAAGAACATCATCCTCACCCATATACACATTCAACATATAACGCTTCTTGGCAGTCCAGATCCCCTTATTGCAGATCGACTCGCGCTTCATATTCATCTTCTGTGCATACGCATTCATCATATCCGAAAGTTCCTGATACTTCTTGTTGATGAATGAACCTATCGTTGTTCTGCACGCTTTGTCTAGGAATGTGACTATCTTCTTCGTATCCGTGCAGTCGGGAAGAACCTTGCTTACGAGTTCATCCAACTTGATGTAAACGGAGTCAGTATCGCTGGCAATAATGTAGTCAACATCGTTGGTAGAGCAGGTCTTGTTTAGGAACTGATTTAGATACATTTCTATCCAACGAATGGACAATTGTCCAGAGATGGTGATTGCTTCGGCAAGATCAAGATCGTAATAACGGAAATACTGATTACCTACAGCACCGAATGCCGAGTTCAACTGGATCTTTCGAACAAGTTGAAAGTTGTGGTATTTCGCTACATCCAGATTGAGTTGTGTCTTCTCTTGCTCTGTCAGATCCTTTCGCTCCTTGAGTTGGCGCTTGCACTCAAGCATCTTCTTCTTGTACATCTTTCGCTCTTCGTACATCTTCTCCATCAGCGTGGGGAGAAATCCCTTCCTGTCCTTGCGGAAGGCTACACCGTTTGCAGCAATCGAATAATCATCCTGCTTGGCATTTCGCAGATAGTCGGCAGGATCCGTGAATGTCTTTACTGCTTCTCCACGAACCATACGAAGAACCGAATCTGGAGAAAGAGAAGTGCGGAAGTATGCAGGGTTCTTCACCTTGGTTTCTGGCGAGATGTTATACTGCATAATCAAGTGAGGATACAGCGAATCCAAATCGAAGGATGCAATCCACTTGTGCATACCTGTCTGTGGATCCTTGACATAACCACCAGCAAACTGCTCTTCCTTCTCCTCCACGATCTTCTGTGGGATCACGATTCCCTGATCCGACAAGAAGTGGTAAATAATGGCATCCCAAGTTCGGACTTGCGAGAATACATCGGAAAGGTTTACCTTCGCGTTGTATGCAAGAGCGACTGCAAGTTCAAGAAGTCGAAGTTTGTTCTCCAACTTGACTACGAGTTCCACATCAATATAGTTGTACTTGACGAACTTCGCAAAGTCCTTCTTGTAGAACTCCTGAAGGTTGGAATAATCCTCATAGGAAATCTTGTTCTCACCCAACTCGACGGATGCGATGTGGTCGAGACGATACGATTCTCTAGTAACGAATGTGAACTTGCGATAGAGATCGAAGTAGTCCAGAGCGGCAATACCAACCAGATCATACACCGTATAGTCGTTCTGCTTGACCTGCACCACTCTGGTCTTGATTGCTTCCCACGGAGACAAACGCTTGGATTCTCCTTCACCGAGCATCTTCTCTATCCGACAGACGAGATACGGAATGTCGTAGAACTGAATGTTCCAACCAGTGACGACATCAATATCTTCGTCTCTCCAAATAGAGATAAACGCTTCGAGGAGTTCCCTCTCGTCGTCATAATCAATCACAGTGTGGTTTTCATTTTCCTTGTTCGCTTGACCAAGGCAAAGAGTGATCGTCTTATCTCGGTTTCCCTGCACGAAACGCATCGTGATCACATTTACTCTCTGATCGCATTTCTCAATACTCGGAAACCCATCTTCACATTCGACTTCGATGTCCAAGTAGCACACCTTCAGCGCCGATTGATCGTACTGAATTTCGCCAGGAAACTGATCGTGAATGAATGTATAGGTGAAGTCCGTGTTGCCATAGATCTCTATACCATCGACACCTTCGTACTCCTTTATGAAATCTCGACAGTCGCGTATCGAACCGAAGTCGATGCGATCAACGAACTTGCCATCAAGAGTTCTGTGTTCCGTCTTTTTCTCAGATGGCCAGAAGAGATATGGATTGTAGTTCTTTACAATCGTGGTGCGTCTATAAGAAGAACTGGTCGGTGACTTTTCGTATCCCCGACACAGTATCTTCTCACCTCGCACGAAGGCGTGGGTGTAGAAATTCATTTTCTGTTCTTGCAGCAACCTTTGTATTCTTGTTCGGTCAACAATCTTGGCTCAATATAGATCTTCGGTTCTTCGATCTTCTGTTCTGGATTTTGAGCATCCTTGTCCGAAATATAAGCAGAAAGCAATACCATATAGTTAATGACATCAATACAAGTATCCTTGAAAGATTCATCGGCCACATGCATCTTGCCGGCACGAATGAATGAACTCAATCTACTCATCTTATCCGTAAGACGAACCATAAATCCCTGTTCGGTCTTGCAGATGCCCATGCTTTCGACACGGGTAAAGTTGGCAAAAGGTTCGATTCCTTCGTTCCCTGCATAATCCTTGTTTTTTGCTTTCATCAGTTCTCTGGCTTCGGAGCAGAGTTTCATATGATGATCTAGCAATTCGTCACGGGTCATATCACACTCCTGTGGAACCAAATCCACCATTACGATCAGTTTTCTGAACTGGATTAGTATAGCACTCTTCTATAGTATAGTCAAGTGATTTCACCAATTCTCCTTGGGCAATCCTATCTCCGTGTTTGATAGTAACCCGATCAAGAGAGTCGTTCTTCACCATAATGAAGCACTCGTGTATGTAGTCCGAATCTATGACACCTTCACTGTTTGCCAAAACAATTCCCTGTTTAAAAGACAATCCAGATCTAGGATGAATTCTAATGGAATATCCTTTTGGAATATCGAACACCAATCCAGTTGGAATCAATACTCTGAAATAAGAAGGTATTGTTACTTGTGGTGTGTTGTTTTCATCAAATGAACAACAATCAATCTCTATCTGCTGATTCAGAGCAGAATATGCCTTTATCTTATCATCAGTTAGACAAGCAGATATATCAAAACAGGCAGATTGTTGAGTGGCAAATGAAGGTGTAGTCGCAGACGGTTTTGTCTTAAATATTCCGAGTTTAGCATTCATTATGACAATATCTCGTTCTTTCTTTCTTCTGAAAACACACCAACAGAGACCAGATAATCCAATCCTTGAACCGTCATAACATCATCCGTCCTGATCTCCTGAGCAAATTCTGCAAACATCAAGAAGTCGGAAACAATATCGTCTGTCTGAGCCAGAATGCGAATATTCGCTCTTTCCTGTGTTGTCAATTTTTTCAAGAATTCATATGCGGTATATGTCTTTGGTAGCACTGGATTACCAGAAAATCTAGGCAAATCATCTTCAGCATATAACTGACCGATCTGACACTTCTCGTTTTCCTGCAAAGCAACACAAGTATAATCTGGGAATATATCACCACTGCCATCCCATACCACGATGTTTTCTACGATGTTTGTTTCTTTATTCACTAAAGCCCAGTTCATATTATTCTCCTAATCAACTTGTTAGAGCCACGATACACACATATCCGCTTCCACCAGTTCCACCGTTTCCTGAAGTGGTGTTTTGAGAACCGCCGCCGCCTCCACCACCAGAACCTCTGTATCCGTTTCCACCGTTTCCAGCAGTACCAGTGGTAGCACCACCACCGCCGGCAGCACCAAATCCAGGCGATAATTTGCCCATTATATGTGGGTATGGAAGAGAATTTGTATTAGATCCGTTTGTATTTGCTGTGGCCGTTGTATAAATAGTTGTATTTCTAGTATAGAACGAATCCACCATACTAACAACAGTACCACCTGTTGCTGCCGGCGTTACATTTCCACCATTCTGTGCAACACCCGATGCGTTACAACCACCACCACCAGCACCACAAGATGCTGTAGTAGTGGTTGCTGTGATAGAACCACCACCAGTACCGCTACCGCCGGTGCCGGTTGAAATCATAGTAATTGCTCCACCAAATGACCAAGATATGCGAACCGTGCCGGCAGCACCTCCAACCGAACCAGTTGAAGTTGTTGCAGCACCACCGGCTCCGCCAGGAGCACTGATAAGAATACCAGGCTTACCAGAGACAACTATCGTTGTGTTTCCTCCAGTACCACCAGCAGTACCAGTAGAACCGTTTGTTGCACCACCCGTTCCTACGGTTCCGGCCGTTCCAATAGCAATAGTCAGAGTAGTACCGACCGAACCTAGATCGGAAACTAGGAAATCCTGCAATACCCAACCTCCACCAGAACCACCACCCCCACCGCCTGCATTCGTCGCGCTGTTGGCAACTCTTCCTCCTCCGCTGCCACCACCACCAGCGCCGACTGCGAATATCAACAGACGACGAGCACCCTGTGGGATGACATATGTACAGGAAGAGTCGATTTCCTTTATGCTAAGGATACTTTGATCAAATAAAGATGTAGAAGGAAATCCGAAAAAACCCTGATTCATAAAGCAATCACTCCATTATTATTGTATAGACAATATAGCGACATATCCATTTCCACCAGTTCCACCGTCTCCAGCAGTAGTGGCGTTAGCACCACCACCACCGCCACCACCAGAACCTCTATATCCTTTTCCACCACTTCCGGCATTAGTGGCATTACCACCACCACCGCCTCCTGCTCCAAATGTAGGTGACATTTTATTACCAATTATGGTAGGAACAGAAAGAGATGATGCACTGGGACCATTGGTGGCCTGTGGGATGTTTGGATATATAGAAGCATTCCTGACATAATCGGAAGCAATCAAACTAACAACTGTTGAAGTTGTTGCGGGAATGATATTACCACCAGTACCACCTACCTGAGTAGTGCTGGATCCTCCTCCACCCACACCACCATTTGTGGTGAATGTAACTGGAGAAAGAGATGTTGCACTAGCACCCGCTGCTGCTCCGTTTCCTGCCGCTACCATCGTCAACGCTGTACCGAAAACCCAAGATGTACGACCCGTCCCACCAGTTCCTGCGGTTGCTCCTGTACCCGTCTGGGCAGATGCACCAACACCACCAGGCGTTATAACGAAGAAACCAGGTCTTCCAGATACTGCTATTGTGGTATTGCCTCCCGCACCACCTGCTCCGCCGGCGGATCCGTTGGTCAAAGCACCAGCACCGGCAGTTCCTCCAGTACCAATCGTGATGGTCAATTTTCCTCCAGATCCACCTAGATCTGCAACTAAGAAATCTTGAAGTAGGAAACCTCCACCACCGCCGCCACCGCCGCCGGCGGAAGCAGTACCAACAGCAGCGGTTCGTCCACCACCACCACCTCCACCGCCAGCCCCGATTGCATATATCAAAAGACGCTTTGCATCTTGTGGAATGATATATGTACCAGAAGCATCAAACTCCTTGAAGTTTGCTGTATTTTGGTCAAGAACGGCTGTAGAAGGAAATCCGTTCAGTCCTTGGTTCATAGTGTGCCAGATTCAACGATGATGTTGGTGTTTGCAGTCACCGATGTAGTTGCGTAAATGGAGCAAGTGCTTGCGCCAGTTCCACCTGGCAGGACAAGACCAACTAGTTCTGGAACTTCCTGACGAGGAACAGGAGTGGTGCCCGCCGTGACAGTAACGGCAGGAACGATCTTTTCCAC